GCACGCGGCGGTCGTAGTCGGCCTTCATGCGCGAGGCGGCCTCGGCGCCGACGCCCGTCAGCTCCGCGACCTGCTGCAGCACGTAGAGCACCGACCCGACGACCGAGTCGACGATCGCCGCGAAGATCTCGCGCACCGTGACCTCGATGACCGTGAACGCGCCCGCGAGGTCGAAGGTGAAGTCGGTCCAGATGTCCTTGAGTAGCGTCGTGCCGCGCAGCCACAGCACCTTGAGCCCTTGCCAGAGGATCTCGGCGGCGAGCATGAGGTTGCCTGCCGCGAGCGCGTCGGCGATGCCGCCGACGGCCGTCTTCACGTCCTCGACCGCGCCGCGTGCCTGGTCGGCCATGTGCCCGAAGACGCGGCCCACGAAGTCGCCGACCGTCGCGAAGCCGTCGGCCAGGTAGAAGACCGCGCCCACGAGCGCGACGACCGCGGCGATGGCGATCCCGACGGGGCCGGTCATCGCGGCCCACGCGGCCGTTGCCGCACCGGCGACCGTGGCCCACGCGGCGGAGAGGAAGCCGAGCACGGCCGAGAGCGCGCCGATGATCGTGCCGAGCCCGCTGATGATCGCGCCCGTGGCGATGATGCCGACGCCGACCGCGGCGATGGCCGCGCCGACGACGCCGATGGCGATGCCCCAGCCGACGGCCGCGACGACCGACTCGCGGTTCGCCTTGATCCACTGGACGACGGCGCCGATCCCGCCCTGGAGCGCGGCGACGACCTCGCGTGCGGCGGGCGCGAGCGCCTCGCCGATGGCGACGGCGACGCGGAGGGTCTGGTCCTTGAGGATCTCGATCTGCGTGCCGAGCTGGTCGGCGGCGTCGGCGGTCTCGCCGGAGATCGAGAGCCCGAGCCGCTGCGCCTCGGCCCGGAACGCCTGGATGCCCGACGCCCCGCCCGCGAGGACGGGCATGAGCTTCGAGGCGCTCTTGCCGAAGATCTCCATCGCGAGCCCGAGCCGCTCGGTCGGGTTCTCGACCTTGGAGAGCGCCTCGGCGATCGCCGTGAACTGCTGGTCCGGGCTCATCGAGAGGAGCCGCCCGACGTCGAGCCCGAGCGCGGCGAAGCTCGCCTGCGCGGCCTCCGAGCCCGAGGACGCCTCGAAGATCGCCTTCTGCATCTTCACCGCGCTCTTGGCGAAGTCCTCGACCGTCGTGCCCGCGTCCTTGAGGGCCGTCTCGAGCTCGCTCATCATCTCGACGGAGAGCCCCGTCTGCGCCGCGAGGTCGCTGAAGTCGCCAGCGATCTTCGTGTAGGCCATGACGCTCGCGGCCGCGGCCCCGGCGATGGCCGCCCCGAAGGCTGCGATCCGCAGGCCCGCGTCGCGCACGCCAGCGCCCGCCTCGCGCACGGCGTCGCCGAAGTCCTGCAGCTTCTTCTTCGCACGGTCGAGCGCGGCGGTGAGCTTGTCGTTCGCCCCGAGCTCGACGTAGGCGCGTCCGGCGCGGATCCCGGAGGTGCTTCCTGCTGCCATGTCAGCCTCCGTTCACGCTGCGCGCCCACTGCCGGGGGAGCTTCGGCGCCGCCTTCTCGAGCGCGGGACCCATGTACGGGCGTGCCGCGACCCGCACCGGCTGCGGGCGGTAGAGCTGGTCGTTGATGCGCGTGGCGCGCTCGGCCTGCGCGGCGGTGCGGATGCGTGCGTAGACGACGTTCGTTCCCGGCCTGCCGACGACCGGCTTGCCGAACGGCGGGGACGTGAGCCGGATCTCGCCGCCGGACCCGATGCGCCGCCTGCGCCTGCGGTCGGATCCCATGGCGGTGCCGCCGAACTCGAGCGTGCGCTGCGCCCAGGTCGTGCTGTCGAGGAGCGCAGGCCCGACGACGGCGACGCGCTCGCGCGGGTCGAACCCGGCGAAGAGGAACTTGCGCACGAGCGCATCGCGCGGGCCACGTCCGGTGCGTGCGTAGGGAGGCTGGCCGGGCGTGGAGCCGGTGCCCTCGGGCTTCCACTTGCGGTAGCGCATCGAGCGCTGCGCGATGGTGCGCACGAGGAACGCCGAGCGCGAGAGCGCCTTCCACGTGGCATCGTCGGCGGCGCGCCTGACGGCGGGCCGGTCGAAGAAGAGGTCCTTGAAGGCGTTGACCTTGAGGGTGATCACGCGGTCACTTGCGCGGGGTGAACTTCGTGATGGGGAAGAGGTGGCCTGCGACGTAGCCAGCGAGGCAGAGCATGAGGCCGAACCAGATGGAGCCGACGAGGCTGGAGGCGGAGGCGAGCATGGGTGGTCCTTTCGTCTGGTGTGCTTCAGGGAACGATGCAGATCGTGGTGACGGTGCAGTGGCCGGTGCCGCCCGCTCCGCCGTTGCCGCTTGGGACGCCGCCTCCGCCGCCGCCGGAGCCGCGGGTGCCGGTGCCGCCGTTGCCGCCGGTGACGGTGCCAGCCGCGCCGCCGCCAGCGCCTGTGCCGTAGGTGCCGCCGGATGGGACGGTGCCGTTGTCGCCGGGGAAGCCGACGCCGCCCTTGGTCTGGTCGGATGCGCCTTGGCCGCCGCCACCCGTCGCGGGGAGCGCGTCGGATCCCGTGCGCGTGACGCCCGGTGCGGTGCTCCCGCCCGTGCCTGCGGGGTTGCCGATCACGGTGCATCCGCCGCCTCCGCCGCCGGGCCCGCCGTTTCCGACGAAGCCGTCCGCGGTGGCCAGGCCGCCCGAGCCGAAGCCCGTCGCGGAGGCGGAGGTGCCTTGCCAGCGCACGCGCGGGTCGGATGGCGTCCCGCCGCCGACTGCGGTGACGTGCGTGCCGAAGCTCGTGTCGCCGCCCTTGGTGTCGGTGCCTGCCGCGGTGCCGGGCGCGCCGCCTGCGCCGATGGTCACGGCCTCCGTGCTTGCGACGCTTGCGGCGGGGAGCCATCGCTCGACGCGCTGGCCCGCGGCACCGCCGCGGCCTGCGGCGCTCGTCCCGGCCTTCTCGCCACCGGCGCCGCCGCCTGCGCAGTCGACGATGACGACGGAGGCGTTTGCGGGCTTGGTCCAGGTGCCGCTTGCGGTGAAGGACTGGACGTCGACGGTGACCTTCGTCGGTCCGATGCCGATGACCGCGCCCGCGCCCGTCTTGGTGAAGACACGGCCGGTGGCGGTGTTGACCGCGAGCTCCCCGAGCTGGAGCGACCCTGCCGACGGCACGGCGCCCTCGGTCGCGCTGCGCTTGTGCAGGATCGTCACGGCCATCAGAACGTGCCTCCGTCGAGGGTGACGTTGTCGATCGTTCCGCCGGTGATGGCCACCGACGCGGCCGCCTGCGTGGCGAGCGAGCCCAGGCCGAGCGTGGTGCGTGCGGCCGCCGCGTCGGCGTCGTCGATCAGGCTTCGCCCGAACGCGCTGAGGGTCGCGAGCGCCGCGGCTGCCGCGCCCGTGTAGTAGGCGATGCGGTCGGCGACCGGCGTGAGCGAGCCGACGGACGAGAGCGCGTCCGACAGCGCGACGGTCGGGTTCCCCGAGACGCCGTCGCCGTTGGCCACGGTGATGCCCGTGCCGCTTGCGGCGACCGACCGGGCGACGACGCTCGAGCCGGAGGCGCGGACGAAGATGCCGTTGGTCGAGAGGTTGTGCAGGGAGAGCGCCTGCCCGGTGAGCGCGACGCCGCCCGCCTTGCTGACGGCGAGTCCCGTGCCGACGGCGACCGAGATGGTGTTGCCGCTCTTGGCGATGCCGTCGCCGTCGGCGATCTGCCCTGCGCCGCTGAACTGCGTGAATGCGAGGTTCGTGGTGCCGAGGGTGACGGGGTCGTTGGTCGTGAGGACCCAGCCGCTGTCGGCGTTTGCGGCTCCCTCGGTGACGAAGCAGAACATGCCGCCGTGGACCTCGGAGCCCGGCGTGTTGTCGGCGTCGGTCGCGCGCGCCCATGCGCCCGTTGCGACGACGTAGATGCCGTTGGCCGACGCGGTGGTCTGGTTCTTGACGAGCACGCGGTCGCCCGCGACGAGCGCGACGCCGTCGATGGTCTGCGTGCCCGAGAGGGTGATGTTCGCGGTGGTCGCGGCGCGCACGGAGTCCTTGATGTCGAGGCCCGTCTTCACCGCGTCGACGTAGGCCTTGGTGGCGGCGTCCTGCGCGGAGGTCGGGTCGCTGACGTTCGTGAGCCGGTACCCGGCGAGGCTGAGGTCGCCGGAGTTGCCGCCGGTGAAGTCGCTGAGCTTGCGCCCGTTGACGGCGGTGTCGAAGTTGCTGATCTTGGCCGCGGTGAGCGAGGGGATGTCGGCGGCGACGAGCGCGCGGAAGGCGGGGGTGCCGGAGATGCCGTCGGGGGCGGCGAGCACGCGGTTGGCGCTCGCGGCGGCCCATGCGGCGGAGAGCGTGCCGCTGGCGGTGACGGGCGAGCCGGTGACGGAGAGCTCCGCGGGCAGCGACAGCCCGACGCTCGTGACGGTGCCGGGTCCGTAGCCCTGGCCCTTGACGAAGGCGGTGGTGGCGACGTGGGTGGAGCTGTCGGCGAGTGCGCGGGTGGGCGCCTGGACGGCGGTCGCGCCGGACATGTTCACGGTGCCCGAGAAGGTCTTGTCGCCCGTGACAGTCTGCGACCCGGCGACGGAGACGAACGCGCCCTTGCCGCCGATGGCCTCGACGGTGGTGGCGGTGCCGCCTGCGCCGCCGGTGCCCTTGCCGTAGTAGAGGGTGTCGTCGACCTCGTTGAAGGCGAGCTCGGCGTTCTGGAGCGAGGCGGGTGCACCCGCGTTGCCGGAGGCGCGCCGCTTGATTCGGAGGGTCGTTGCCATGGTGGTTCCTGTCCTTGGGTGCGTGTCAGAAGTTGCCGCCGTCGCTCACGGCGGAGTTGGTCCAGCGCTGGCTGGAACCGTCGTAGGCGAGGACGTCGCCGGGTGCGGGCGACGAGAGGCTGATGTCGGTGACGTCGGTCATGGCGTGGGCGTGGGCCACGGGGGTGCGGGCGTCGCCGAGCCGCGGGTCGTCCGCGCGCACGGCCTTCGCAGGTACCGACAGGCCCGCTGGCGCGAAGTCGACCGCGAGCGATCGGTCGGCCGTGAGGTCGCCGCCGCCCACGAGCCCGGTCCCGGCGATCACCTGCACGTCGGCCGAGGCCACCTGCAGGAGGTTCGTCGTCAGCTGCCCGGTCGAGGACATCTTGAGCCCGGTGCCGAGGGTGATCTCCTCGGCGTTCCCGGCGGATCCCGAGCGCCGACCGATGAGCCTGGCCGCGGTGACGTTGCGCACGTCGGAGACGCCGAGGGTGACCTGCCCCGACCGGCCGTTGACGCTCTCTGCGTAGGCGCCGGTGAAGGTGTCGCCGGGCGGCCCCTGCGGTCCCTGCGGACCGGGCGACGCGACGCGCACGGCGCGGACGTCCTGGCGGACGGTCACGCGCCTCGGGGACTCGCGCACCACCACGCGGCAGCAGCTCATCGCGTCACCTCCGGCGTGATGCGGCAGCTTCCCTCCACGAGCCGGATGACGGTGCCGCCGGGCGATGCGATCTCGAGGTCGTAGACCCCGAGGAACGGCGCGGGCAGCGCCGCCGACTGCGTCGCGCCCACGTTCACGGTGACCGTGCCCTGCGGGCCGTTCACCGAGATCGACCCGGCGAGGCTCGTCAGGTCGAGGACGGCAGACGTGCTCGCGTGGCTCTGGCGCACCTGCATGCGCGCGCTCCAGCCGGTGATGTCGACCGGGGAGCCGTCGGGCTGCTCGTAGGCCACCTCGAGGCCGAAGGTCGTGCCCTGCTCGATGACGATGTTGTGGCGCTCGGCGCTCACTTGCCCTTCCTCCACGCGGCCTCGAAGGCGGGGTCCGACGCGCGCCGAGCCGCGACGTACTCGCGTGCGCTCTCGGGCCGCGACGGGTCGAGCATCGACCGTGCGAGGTCGGCGTCGGAGACGGCGCTCCGCGGAAGCAGCAGCCCGAAGCCCCACAGCGCCCGCTTGACGAGCGCGCCGAGCCCGGTCGTCCAGAGGATGACGGCGACGCCGACGACCGCGAGCGCGGCCATCGTGCGCGCAAGCAGCGTGGCCCACCAGGGCGTCACGTCGGAGACGCCGGGAAGCGCCTCGACGATGCCCGCGGTGGCACGGACGATCGCCTGCTGCTCTGCGCTGCCGCCCTCGGCCTCGCGTGCGATGGCGTCGACGTCGGGCGCGCCCGCGCGCGCCTCGGTGCCGATGGCGTCGAAGCGGCCCCGGCTCGACTCGGCGAGCCTGCGCACCTCGTTGGCGCTCTCGGCGATGCGCCCGGACGCGCTGCACCCGGCGGCGACCAGGATGACGGCCATGGCAAGGGCGAGCCTCATGCGCGCCCTCCACCGCCCGGCCTCGGGACGAAGACGTCGCGAAGCAGCGTGATGTCGGCCTTTAGCGGCTCCGCAGCGCGCGGGCGCTCGTATGGATGGAACTCGGCGGGCATGAACGGGTCCGACCTCCTCCTCGGGTCGCGGTGCACGTTGGCCAGGAGCGCCAGCACCACGGACGTGTGGTTCCACGACTCCCTCGTCCGTCCCTCCGCCATCGCGAAGAGCTCGCGCAGCGTCAGGGGATGCGGGTCCACGCCTACGACACCGGCGAGCTGCCAGACGAGCCTCCAAGCGCGGTCAGCGCCTGCCTCGACGCGTCCTCCAGACGTTCGTCCAGCTTCCGCTCCAGGACGTCCCGCGCCTTCTCCATCGTGGTCCACATGGTGGTGACGAACTTCCGGAGCCTCTTCCTGTCGCGCGGGTTCGGGCAGAAAGAGACGAGTTCCTCCAGGAGCGCCTGCGTCGCGTGGTCGATGGCGTCGCCCGCCATCGCGCGGCCGAAGTCCTCGTCGGTGACCCCGAGCCGCTCGGCCTCCGGCCTGCACACGGCGCAGAGCACGTCGCAGAGGAGCACGGGATCGGCGATGAGGCGGTCGACCGCCTTGCCGTCCATGACCGAGAGCAGGTCGAACCCGGCGAGCGCGCGCACGCGCTTGATCGCCGCCACGTCGACCGACACGGCCCATGTCCGGCCCGCGTTGTCGCGGAAGGTCTGCATGGGTCAGCTCCCCCCGCCCGAGGCGGTGTGCCAGCTCGGCGCGCGCGTCGAGAGCGTCGGCTTGGCCGTCACCTTCACGGTGATCGCAGAGTCGAGGGGCTCCTCGCGGCTGAAGTTGGTGACCATGAAGTCCGCGTCGAGGCCCTGGCCGCCGGTGGCGGCGTCGAGGACGAGGAGCGCGATGGCGGTGTTGCCGAAGAAGGAGTTCTTCAGCGCCGTGAACCCCGCGTCGGCGGTGTCCCAGACCATCTCGAACTCGATCGAGGCGTCCTTCAGCGTGCCGACCGTGGCCTTCCAGCCGTTGTTGGCGCGCGTGGTGACGTCCGCCTCTCCCTTCTCGAGGTTGAGCGTGACGTTGCGCACGTTGGTGAGCGCCGTCGATGCGGTGCTCCCGGCCGCGCCGTACTTGATGACCGCGTCCATTCCGAGCTTGTAGGCCATGGTTGGTGTCCCTTCTCCAGTACCGACAGGGAGCGCCCGTCAGGCGTGGCTGCGCAGCCGCGCCTGGACGACTCCCGTAAAGATCCTCAGGTTGAGCGCGTGGTCCTCGGCGACGAGCGGGTCCGCCCGCGCCTCCACGCACGTCCAGTCCGGCGTCGCCGACGGACGCCTCCCGGCGAGCCAGCCCGCGACCTGCTCGACCACGCCGACGGTCGCCGCGAGCGACGCCTCGTCCGTGCCGTCGATCCGGCGCTGGATGCCGACGTCGATCAGGTGGTCGACCTGCGACAGCCCGCCCCGGGCCGCCACCGTCCGCTCCTGCCCGCGCGGCATCACCGTCACCACGAGCGCGCCGAGGTCCTCCCGGTCGCGGTAGGGGAAGAACGCCCTCGACACCGTGGCTGGCTGCCCCAGGTCGAGCGCCGCGAGGTCGGCGGCGATCGCGTCGGCGACGGCGGCGATGCCCTCGTTCACTGGACCCTCCGCGCCTCGGGCCGGTCGAGCCGGGCGACCACCTCGTCGAGCCGCTTGGCGAGGGTCTCCAGGCGCGCGCCCTGCGTGGCGTCGATGATCGCGCCCTGCGCCTGGCTCTTGGCGAGGTCGCCGACGATGCCCTGCAGCTCGCGCACGCGCTCGGCCGTGGCGTTCATCTCCGCGGACCAGCGCCCGCCGAGCCAGATGAGCCCCGCGAACTGCAGCAGGATCGCCGCCAGCTGCAGCATGCCGAGGACGTTGCCGAAGGTGCGTGGGTTGCTTCCGTCGCTCGTCACGTCGCCTCGAGCCTCTTGGTGTGGATGCGGATCAGGACGCCGGATGAGTCGCACGGCCGCCACTCGGGCGCGCCCGCGAGGTTGACCACCTCGTGCCGCTCGCAGGTGCCGTCGGGCATGCGCTCCTCGACCACGTCGCCGCGCCGCGGGACGGCGGGGATCCCCGACAGCACGAGGTCCGCCCGGCGCACGACGTAGTCGCGCACGTGGAAGCGGACGATGCCGTGACCGTCGTCGAGGTCGAAGGACGACCGCCCGACCGTGGCGTCGAGCTCGGCGGCCTCCTGGCCGCGCACGTACGTCACGCGCCGCGAGGCGTGCGCCGCGAGCTTGTCGGCCACGAAGGCGGCGGCCCTCGCCATGAGGTCGGGCATGCGCGCCTCACTGGAAGAGCTTCACGAGCACCGTCGCGTCGCTATCGGCGGCGGCCTTCACGACCTTGCCGATGAGCTTGTTGCCCGTGGCCGTCGCGGTCGCCGTCGACGTGCCGCTCGCCCAGTAGACGGTGGCGCCGACCGCGATCGCGGTGCTGGCCCCCGTCGCCTTGGGGAAGCTGAACACGCCCTCGGTCGCGAGCGCGCCGAGCGTGTTGGCCGGGATGTCCCGCACCGCCACGCCCACGAGGTCCGCCTGGACCACCACCTGCCCGGCGCTGACCGCCGATGCGGGCGTGTGGTCCACGTACTTGCCGTCATGCACGAAAGTCGCCATCTGTCTGGTCTCCTTCAGGGTTGCCTGGTTCCACTCATCGCCGACGACCGGCTGGCCAGAGGCCATGCGTCACGCCCCGGCCATCTTCACGCCGCCGCGCCAGTCCTGGAGCGCCACGCCGAAGTCGAAGTAGCCGCGCATCTGGACGCCGAGGACGTTGAAGTCGGCCTCCGCGCTCTCGACCGTCGGCTGCTCGCGCCCGTTGAGGAACGCGACCTCGATCACCGGCATGTCCGAGGGGTTGGCGAGCAGGTACCACGCCGCCGAGCTGTTGCCCGCGAGCGCGGCGCTCGACAGGTACGCCGAGTAGACGACGCGGAACTTCCCGGCGTGCGGGTTGAGCGTGGGGTACTTGGTGCTCGCGGCCGTGTCGCGCAGCTCCGTCGACGCCATCAGGAGCGCCGCCTTCGCGTTGAGCGCCGTGGGCACGAGGAGCACCTGCGGCGACAGCGCCATCGGCTGGCCGTCGGTGTCGACCTGGTCGAGGAAGAGCTGCTCGGCCGCGGTGAGCGAGTCGATGCCGAAGGCCGTCGACGCGCCCGAGGCGTAGTTCTTCCGCGCCGAGGTGAAGAAGGAGCCGTTGGCGAGGAAGGCGGCCCAGAAGACCTGGTTGAGCTTCAGCGCCGCGCCGCGGCCGATGCGCGAGGGCACCGCCGAGAGCGCGCCGAGGTCGTCGTTGATGATGTCCTGCCGGGTGAGGCTGAACATCTTGCCGTAGGTCTTCACCTGGTTGGTGAAGCTCTCCTCGCCCGTGTCGCCGTGCTTGAGCTCGCCCGCCGGGCCGACCTCGTCGTAGACGAAGGCGCCGTTCATGCGGTAGCTCGTCACCTGCCGGAAGTCGCTCACCGAGCGCGTCGCGGCGATCGAGCGCCATGCGCCCTCGACGGCGGTGAAGCCCGAGAGGAGGAACTTGTTCGCCACGCTGGAGAAGATGCCGGGCAGGCTGAAGTTCGAGAACGCCGCCTGCAGCACGCCCCGCGTGTCGCCCTTCACCGAGCGGCCCACGTGGCCACCGGCCCACGCCGCCTCGAGGAGCGCCTCCTGGAGCCCGAGCCCGTGCTTCCAGCGGCGGTCGGCCGCCTCGAGCGTGCGCGCGTCGTAGTGGCGCTCGAGCCCGGGAAGCCCGCCCGCCTTGCAGAGGGCGGCCTCGACCACCTCGGGCGTTGCGTCGGCCGTGCGCACGTGAGCGGCGGGGGCACCGACGGCCGGGCGAGAGGCGCGCAGCACCTCGAGCTCGGCGCGCGTGGCGTCCCAGCCCTCGGCGATCGCCTGCGACTCGATCTCGGCGTGCTGCCCGGCGCATGCCTTGCGGATGGAGCCGATGCGGGCGCTCTCGGCTGCGGCCTCGGCGCGCATCTGCGCGGCGATCGAGGGGATCTCGGCGGCGGGGGCCGCGGCCTGTGCGACGTTCTCTGCTTCGGACATCGTGTGTTCCTCTTCGTTTCCTGCGGCCTCGGCCGCGATGCGTGCCTCCGTGCCGTCGTCGGCGCCGAGCGCGACGAAGCTCACCTCACCCAGTACCGACCGGCGCACGATCGACA